CTATTTAACACACTTGAACCGCTCAAGGGCTTTTTCTAACAGCGCTTCATCCTCCCGGCGGCGCTGTTCTATGCGCTCCCGCCGCTCGGCTTCCTTCTTTTCGATGTACTCGGTCACGCGCTCTTCTACACTGCCGTAGCGGTTCCATGCGTTCCAGCCGGTGCCCGTCCATGCTTTGGTTGATATGATGTCGTCATGCCAGCGGACAAGGGCGGGATTCTGGCGCAGGGCAATAAAGGCGTTTACTTCATGATTGCGCGCTGTGTTTAAGGTGGTTCCATCCTCCCGCGCGATCTCGGCAAAGGACTTCCCGCCAAAATAGTGCCGCCGGATAATGTCGGCCTGTCTGGGTGTCAGCTTGTTCAAGGCTTCTTCCAGCGCGGCGTGAAGTTCCTCGTTGCAGATCTCGTCTTCGGCCTGCTGGAACTCGTGAGCGGCCGCCGGGTCTTCCTGCAAGTCCGCCAAAACGGTGCCGCTGCCATCCTCGCCCACAGGCACATCAAGGCTTGTGCAGGCGTTCAGCGGGTTTGCGGATAACCTTACCTGTTTGCCGTCCTCGGTGGTCACAAGGCGGCTGTGCTCGCCGCACACGGCCTTGTTGATCTGGCTTTGCACATAGTAGCCCAGCAGCGTTGCAAAGGAACCTTTTTCGGGGGCATAGGCTTTGGCAGCAGCCTGCACGGCGAAGAATCCCTCTTGGTCGAAGTCCTCCAGCGTGAGGCCGTGTTCATCGGCAACGGCCTTGTTCTTGCTGTACCACTGCCAGAACCAGCGGTGCAGCAGGCCCTTGTTGATCTCCCACAGCTGGCCCAGTGCAAAGCTGTTTCCGGCAGCGGCCAGAGCGGCAAGAGCTGCATTTGTGTCCTGCTGGCCGGTAGCCTTTGGCTGCTTTTCCATCGTCTATTCCTCCCGTGTGTTATCGTGTGAAGAAATTATTTAACCGCGCTGGGCACGGCTGCAAGCAGCTGCCGCGCGGCCCTCAGATTCAGCGCTTCCGGGTTCTTCCAGATCGGCATAGCCAGCATACCACCGGCGGCGTTGTACTGGCTCACCGTCATGCGCTGGGAACCGTTTTCGGTCTCGATCAGCAACACCACGGGCGCGGTCTGGGCACTCAATGCCTGAACCCTGGCTTCCAGCCGGTCAATGCGGTTACTCATCGTCCGCCACTCCTTCCAGTTCATCCAATTTTCTTTCAAGCTCGGTCAAACGCCGCTCCTGTTCGTCGGCCCGGATGGAGCTTAACACGGCATTGCCTGCGTAGATCAGGGCGTTTGCCTGCTGCGGGGTGATCTCGCCATTCAATACCATGTTGGAAACGCGGGTCATAGCTCTGCGCACCTCGCCCGGATTGGTCATTTTAAGGTGCTTTTTTGCGGTCATGGGTTCGGTTCGCCTCCTGTCAAAAAGGGCGCACAGGTTGCCCCATGCGCCCGGATGATGTCTTATCAGGTGGTAGCCTGATAATAGATGCCCTTTTTCTTGTTGTCGGTGACGAACGCGCCGTAGTTGTAGCGGCCCTCCACCAGCCAGCCGGACACGCCCGGCGGGTTATCATGCAGAACGGCACTGGACAGCTTCACAGGGGCTGTGCAGGCCAGCGGGTGGCACAGCATAAAGCCAAATTTTGCGGGCAGACGGTTTGCGGGAACCTTCTGCACTGCGGCACCGTCCAGATTGGACACGACACCCTGCAAGCGCAGGTTCTGGCCGATATCGGATTCCAGAACGATTTCCTTGCACTTCTTCATGATGCGGTAGGTGTCAGGGGATACCACCAGAACGCGGTTGGTCTCCGGCACCTCTGCATCATCCAGTGCGGCGCTGGCCTTGCAGATCTCGTCATAGATGTTGGTAGCGGTCAGGGCAACAGCGTCGGGCTTGGTGCCTGCATCCGTGCACATAATGCCGTAGGTGTATGCATCGATCTCCGGAATGACCACCTCACGCTGCTGACGGGCCAGACACTTGGCAGCTTCCAGCACTGCGCCGGTCTCGTCCATATCCAGCCGGTCGATCACAAAAGAAAAGCTGCGGTCTTTGGGCAGGGTGTAAGTTTCGGTCACAGCGGTCAGGGTCTCCGGATTGCCGTAGCGGCTGCCAGCGGTGACGCCTGCGCGGTCGTAGTCGTTCATTGCGGCGGTGCCCACTTTATAAATGTGGACACTGTTCGCGCCGTCAAAGCTGTAGTCCTGATTCGTCACAAGGCTGCGCTTCGATTCGTTTTTGAAAAGCTCGTCCACCTGCTGGAGATACTTTTCAACAAGATTGATTGCCATATTCTAAAACCTCTCAATAAGTTCCTGAGGGCTTGAAAAACTGTGCTCCATCGGGTTCTTTGAGCTGCGACATGCTGCCATGCGGTGCACCGGTAGAAACTACGGCCACAGCGCCGGGCTGGTTCTTCTGCGACTTTGCAAAGATGCTCCACAGAGATTCCGTTTTTTCTTTGAACTCTTCCGGGTCGCTGCTACCGATCAGCTCCACAAGCTTAGCGTCAATGCCATTTTCCTTGCAGTAGCGTTCACACTCAAAGGCGTTGCGCTCGTCCTGCAGCTTCTGGCGGTCGGCTTCCAGCTGGGCCTTTTCGGTGTCCAGCTCGGCGGCGGAATTGTCGGTAGCGCCCGAAGTCTGGCCCTTCGCCCTCTCACGTGCCAGACAATCCTTAACGATGGAGTTTACTTCTTCCTGGGTGAACATCTTCCCGGCGGTGCCGTTTCCCTCCGGCGGAGTGTTTGCCTGCTGGGTGGTGTTCGGGGTGTTGTTGTCGGTCATGGTGATTTCCTTTCCCGGCCTGTTACCTGTGGCCGTTACAGTGATGGTTGTGCAATCTGCCAGTTTTGCGACGTGGGCGGCGCTGCGATCAGCACCAGCACCGGGCAAAATTGCACAAAAAATAGGCACAGAGAACCGCCGAAGCGTTTTCCCTGTGCCTTATCAGCTAACCGGTCAGCCCGGCGGTACTCTATGCCTTACAGCTTATTATACCACATCCACCGGGGGATGGTCAACTGTTTTGCTTGGTGTTATGCGGGTTTTCCGGTTTTGTAACGGTCAGAAACACGGCAGAAACCCCGGCTTTCTTTGCGCTTTCATGTACTCTTGCCGCCGGATACATCGCACGCAAGGCGTCCAGCGCGGCCTGTGCGGCGTTTTCCTGCTCTGGGGTGTAAGTTATCTTCACCTTCACTGCTGACCCTCCTGCGGCTTCCTGCGCTCCTGCTCACAGTACAGGCGGGAAGCGTGCAGCAGGATGCCGCGCACGGCTTCCGGGTCGTCCAGCAGCTCCAGCAGGGTGATACAGGATTCCCGCAGGCGCTGCACCTCTTTGTCGGTCTGCTGACCGGCCTTTGCCTTCTCGCGGTTGATGTCCATGCCGTTCATGGTCATGATGGTGTCGATCTGGTCGGGGGTCAGCCCCATTGCTCGCAAGTCATTCCTCTTCATTGTCGGTTCCTTTCTTTGCCCATTCAAAAATATGCCGGACTTCCACGGCTTTGCCGATGATCTTCGCGCCGGGCAGCTCGTCGAAGCGAATAACATGCTCCTGCCGGGTGCGCGGCGCGTCTGCCAGCAGTTCACCGTTGCAGATCAGGCGAAGCAGCAGCACGGCACTGTCCGTCTGCACGGCCACGATCTGGCCGTCTTCTGCGTGGTCGCAGGCGGTAAAGGCCACGATATCCCCGGCGCGGATGCCGGCGCATTCCATGCTATTATCATCCATGATAAAGCTGAAATCCGGGTTCAGGTATGCCAGCGCGCTGGCGGTCTGGTGGTTGCTCATGCCGATGCACCTTCTTTCTCAATCAGGTGTTTGGCGTAGATCCACACAAGCCGCAGTTTCCGATAGTCGGCCTTATCCAGTAGAGCAGCGATCTCGGCGATGTAATCTTGCCTTGTCATGCCTTTACGCTCCTTTCCAGCTGTGCACTCTTTGCAGCCAGCTCTGCCGCGATCTCATGCAGGCGGGCCGCGTCGGCTTTCGACTTGGTAACGGCTTCTGCAAAATCAGGCACCGGCGGCAGATTGGGCAGCGGGTTCACAAACTTGCCAGCCGGGGCGCAGTTACGGTCTACAGGGTCAGGGGCGGCGCTCTTGTGCTGGGTGCCAGCCTGCTGCACTGCCATGCCCCAAAGGGTGGCCGTGTCAACGTTGGCAGTCAGGCGCTCGCCCTTGTGGACAGCGCCCACGGTAAAGCCCTGCCGGGCGTACTGCTGGCAAATCCAACTTGCAGGGGACTGGCCCAGACGTTCCAGCGCGGACACGCGCCCGCCATCCAGCACGCACAGCTCGTGGTGTACGGCGCGGGGCTTCGGCTCCCGCTGGTCGATGTACTCCACATCGAAGGTGTGCAAGGTGATACGCTTTTCAAGTTTCAGCATTGAAATATCCTCCATGTTCTGTTAAACTAGGGGGCGTGAATGGTGGGTACCATATTCACACCCTTTTGCCGCTCCCCGGTCGCTACACTGGGAAGCGGCTTTCTTTTTTTGTTACTGCGGAAAGACACGTGCGGCCTTTCTTCCAGAGAAAAAACAGGCGGCAAGGTAGTGTAGTAATTGGAATGGGGGGCTTTCTTACCCCCATTCCCAATTACACTACCTATCACTATCTTTTTTGCTATATATAATACTGTTTTTTTCCCCCCTAAATGCAGATTTTGCAGTTATAGCGGAAATCCTGTTTTTTTCCGTCCTTTCTTCCGGCCTGCTTTACTCTTGCGGGGCCACAGTATGGGCGCGCCTGATCTGGCCGTTTTTGGTGTCACGTTCAAAGTTTGGGTGCTCGTCAACCATGTATCGGATGGTTTTATTCGTCACATCCAGATATTCGGCAACGCTGCTTGTGGTGACTTCCACGCCCTGTGCGGCCAGCACGTCTATTGCGGCTTCCAGACGGTGGCGGCGCTCCTTCAACTTCTGCTCCTTGGGCTTGCGGGCATTCATTGCGCGCTGGTAGGAAGGAAGCTGGGAGTGCGGCGCAATGTTGTCCATCGGGTCGAACCGTTCCATAACGTGGATGGGGTAGTTAAACCACACGTCCACCGGCTCAAAGCTGGGAAACTCCCGCAATGTGCCCTCGATGCGCCACGCCGTCACGCCCTCACGCTGCCGTTCTGGTGGGAGTTCCAGTTCGATGATATCAAGCAGTGCGTCAACGTCACGGGCAAACACACCGCTGCCGCTGGCCCTGTCCATGCTGTTCTTCCATCCTTGGTCGCCTTTGCTGTGATGGTGGCAATAGATGATAGATGCACCGTTTACTGCTGAAATCCGGTCAAGACCGTTGCAGAACTGCACCATGTCAAAAACATTGTTTTCCCTGCCAGCATTGAGTTTATAGAACGGGTCAATGATGATCACATCATACTGTTCCCGGCGGGCGCGGCTGCAGCAGATGTCAACGAAGTGCGGCCAGTTGATGCAGTATCCGCGCAGGTTCCAAAGGTCGATGTTTGGCAGCATAGCCTGTACGGCTTCCTCTGGCAGTTCCAGCGCCTTGCTGACGTCATGGAACCGGTGTTTTGCTGATACAGGGGCAACTTCCAGATTGACGTACAGGACTTTTCCACGTCTGCATTCAAAACGGTTCATCCATGGTGTACCGCTTGCAATGCACACGGCCAGCTCAATAAGGGCGAAGCTCTTGCCTGCCTTGCTGGGGCCTGCCAGCAGCATCTTGTGGCCCTTGCGCAGTACGCCCTCGATCATGGCCGGGCTTTGCTCCGGCACGCCATGACCACACGCCGTCTGCAGGTTCTCCACGGGCGGCAAGCCGTCATCTTCAATTTCGCAGTCTTCCATGAAGTCGAAGTGGTCCGGCGGCTCTGGCGGTTCCCCGTAGGGATCCCAGAAATCTTCCATCATGCAGCCCCCTTTCCACCTTTGGGCGCGTCCTCAAAGAAGAACGTGCCGATCTGGTCGGTGGGGATGCCCAGCACCTTGGCCACGGCGGCGATCTCGTCGCCCTTCCACGGCAAACGGCCCGTCATTCGGGCGGTCAGGGTGCTTTCGGCCATGTTAGCACGCTTGGCTACTTCGCCCTGCTTCATTTCCAGTTCTGCGAACCGGACGCGGAGTTTGTGAAATGGTTGATACATGGTTTAGTCCTCCTCTTCGATGATCTCAGTCACATCCACGCCCAGGGCTGCGGCGATACGGCCAGCGGTGGCAGGCATGACCGGCTTGCCCTTGTTGATGTTTAAGGTGGTCTGGCTGGACACAACGGAATTGTCCCGCAGGTCGCGCTGGTTCCACTGCTTGCGTGCAAGGGCAATGTTCAGCTTGCTTTTGGAAATTTTCATGGTTATCACCTCCTGATAGACCAAAAGTGGTCTGCGATTTGAATTATAGCAGACCTGTATTGGTCTGTCAATAGCAAAAATAGATTCTTTTTGGTCTGGACTTTTTGCCAAAGTCCTGATATAGTAAAAGAGAGGTGATTTTATGACCATTGGCGAAAAAATAAAAAAAGCTCGCACAGATGCAAAAATGACGCAGAAAGAGCTGGCTGAAAAATGTGGGATGGCCGATTCAGCAATCAGAAAGTATGAGTCTGGAAAAGTCACCCCAAAGCTGGACACCATTGCAAAAATTGCGCGCGCAATGGGTCTGTATGCTGGTGATCTGGTGGACGCAGGGCAATGGGGACAGGTGCAGCCGGGTGAAGATAGTGAAACGGCCAGCGCTGCAGAATCCCAGCTTATCTACCACTTTCGCACGCTGAACGACAACGGCCAGACCGTAGCGGTGGAGCGTGTGCAGGAGCTGACCCAGATACCCGCCTACCAGCGCCGGGCAGACACCGCCCAGAGCGCGCCCACAGTGCCAGACGATAAAGACACCGCCGAAAAATAAAACGCCCACACTGGCCTTGTAGCCGGTGTGGACGCATAGCACAATATTGATGTATAGCACAATATTGATGTTTGGAAGGGGGGTGCAGCCAGATGAGCAAGAGAACCAACACGGCCCAGTGGGAGGAAAAATACCAGCGCTGGCGCATTGCCGTGCAGAAGGATGGAGTGCGCAAACAGTTCTACAGCAGCACCCCGGGCCGCACTGGGCAGCGGGAAGCCAATGCAAAGGCTGACCGCTGGTTAGATGATGGCATTGGGGTCAAGGCCCGCCGGGTCGATGATCTATATCAAGAGTGGTATGCCACAGTGGTAAAGACCACGGGCACCGGCAACCAGCGGAACGTTGAAAGCCGCTGGCGGACGCGGATACTGCCTGCAATCGGCAGGAAGCGTATTACCAGCCTGACCGAACAGGATCTGCAGGACGTGGTAAACGACGCCTACAGCGACGGCCTTGCAAAGAAGTCCCTGCAATCCCTCTGCGCGGATATGCGGGCATTCTGCAAATGGTGCCGTGCAAAGAAACTGACCACCTTCCACCCCGAAGGGCTGCACGTGTCCGCCGGTGCCCGTCCAAAGGGCAAGAAGGTGTTGCAGCCGGATGCCCTGATAACGCTGTTCCGCGTGGACACGACCCTGTACAGGGGCAAGCGGGTGCATGATGATTTTGTCCATGCCTACCGCTTTCAGGTGCTCACGGGCCTGCGCCCGGGTGAACTGGTGGGCCTGCGCTGGGCCGATGTCAAGGGCGGCACAGTGTTCATCTCCCGCGCCGTGAACGTGCTGGGTGAACAGACGCGCGGCAAGAACGACAACGCCGTGCGGGCCTTTGTGCTGTCCGATCTGGCACGCGCCGTGCTGGAACAGCAGCGGGCCGTCACTGGGGCCGGTGAGAGCGTGTTCTGCCTGAAAAGCGAAGCCTATTACTATAAGCGCTGGCAGGTCTATTGCCGGGTGAATGATATCCCGCCTGTGTCAGCCTACGAGATGCGGCACACCTTTGTCAGCGTGGCAAAGAAGCTGCCCGCCGGTGAGGTCAAAGACCTTGTAGGCCACAGCGAGGACATGGACACCTTCGGCGTGTACGGCCACGCCCTGACCGGTGAGGATGTGCAGACCGCACAGGCCGTCAATGGCATGTTTTTGAAGCTGCTGCACGCCGAAAAATAA